GTCGAGATCCATGCTTCCCGAAAGGGATGTGATTGATCCGGCACGAGCACGCTTCGCGGCGTCCTCGAGTTCGAGCAAGTCAAGGCAGCCAAGGCCGCCCTTATTTGTCCGAAGACTCTTCATGAGAGTCCCATCCTCTGAAGCAGAGTCCTCCCGGTAGGAAAAGACAGGCATAAGAGCCCGAACTTCCAACCGTTGGAGAGCTTCGTTCCAGCGGAATGTTCCCATATCACATTCGGTCCGGTCCAACCAGAGTCCCACGCAATCTGTGCCCGAGGGCACATACGTGAGACCACAACGACGAGTAAGATACGCGTCGATTGCGTCTGTAGTACGGCATTGACCATGCCGCAACCAGAACTGATTCCGAAATGACGTCAGCGACGTCACTTCGGGGACCTCGGTGCGATTCCGTGGCCACCGCCGACGCATGTAGATTGGAGTAACTTCCCAACCTGCATACGCGTCGAGGCCACACGATTCCCTGAAGCTCCCGCGAAGGAACGACTTGGATTCGTTGACCTTGAGTCCTACGGACTCAAGGGCAGTAATCACACCTTGGGCGTGTTTCACGTCGACAATGATATCGTCGCCGTAAACACTCAACCCGGAACCCCGACGACCCAGTCTACGAATAAACTGGTGATCAAAGGTCCCCTCCGCTCGACAAATGCTGGTAACCACCAGCGCTGTGAAGACCATGGCCTCCACAGGGAATGTCAAAGCAGAGCCCATCGAAGCGAACTTGTTAAGTAACACAAGGTCGCCTCCGGGTAGCTGCGCGAACGGAGAACGCGAAAGCTTAAGGAAGCGCAGGAAACTCGGATTCCATCCGAATAACTGTTCAACCAGGGCTAGCGTTACCCTATCCGAGGCGTCGGAGAGATCGATCGTGGCAAGTTCGCCAGTGATCGACCCTTCTCTCGCCATCTCCCGATTCGGAGTCTGATCCACAAAGGAACAGACACTGCGTGCACTCTTGAGCTCATGACGCAAATTCTGCATCATCGCTTGTTGAATGTACTGGTTGTAGCTGGCCTCTATACAAATGAGGCGAGGCTTCTCAGCCGTCTTAGGGACGGCCTCCAACCGCGCTGGAACGAACCCCGTTACCGGGGGGCGTAGCGCCAGTGACTCCCAAGTGGCCCTAAAGAATTCAGGGCCCACCAAGGACTCCGCACTATATGAGATGGAACCGAAATCCCATCGACTATTAGTGCCGAATCGTTCTGATACAGCACCCGGGCCATGCCGTCCCTCGAGAGGGGCAGATAAGGCCGAACCGATAACCCGCCCAAAAAGGATCTGGGCAACCATCGGTGCATAGGGATCGAGGCTTGACTTTATGTCAGCTTTCGAGGGGAGGTCAGCATCGAGCTGAACCCACCTTTCGATTGCCGCCTCGACGCGGGCAGGCTCGCAGACTTCGAACACCTTCTTGAAGGTGCGCGAGATCTGACGAATCCACCTAATCGCGTCTATGCTGGGTGATTCACGTAACACACCATCACGCATGAAGATCATATCCCAGAGATCCCGAAGGAACTCAGGGTATGCGCACCGCGACACCCACCCGGTGATTTCCGGGAGGTGTCCGTCTCTCAGACCTGCAATCAAGAGGTCGTCGAGGCGAGGCAGCGCGATCGACACAAAGGGTTCGCCCTCGTGTTCGAATCTTTTACGCAACGTGAGAATATCACGTGATGGGTCGAATCCCAAAGAGGCTCCTGCATCCAGCAGGAAAACCTCTAGGAGATCTACTTGGCTTTTCATCGCTTCCCCTTCCTGGGGTCTAGTGATCCAAGCCATCGTACATCAATGATGGAAGGGCGTTTAAGCCTTCCGGAGAAGAATCACGCTGATTGTGGCGCCGAGCGCGAGCCCGGTCATACCAGTCAGCATGATAATGGAGACGAGAAAAACATTCTCCATTAGTTCTCCCCTGCGATCAGCTTCTTGAGGTTGCTGTTCGTAGACGCAGTCGCCCACGTGAAGAGAGCAGTGGCAAGGGCCTCGGCATCGGCGTCCGTAATCCCCGTGAGGGGACGGTCGACGGTGATCGAGACCATATAGCCCTGCGACGAAACCAGTCCTGTGTAAGGATCGGTAACGTTTTTCTTCGCGTAGAGCCGACCCACGTTCCGACGGCGCTTCGCAGTGCCGCGCGGATCGAGGGTAAGTTCTGTGTTCGCGTCACTGGCCTTGAAGGACCCGACCGACGTACCCGTGAGGATACGAGGGAGAGGTACAGCAGTGCCAGAGACGGTGACGGACTGCGGATCATTGAATGCCACGATGGGCTCCTATCTCAGTGTTCAATTGTCGGGATAAACCCTGTTCAATTGTTGTTTGGTTGTTGTTCAATTGTGTATTCAGTTGAATGTCAGCGGTACCGAGCGAGGCCCAGTGCCACCAGGATCGCAAACTGTTGAGTAGTGATACTCCCCAGCTGCGTACCGAATCCAAATGGAGTTGCCCGACTACGGTTCTTCGAGACCGTGCTGAAGTAAGACCTAGGTCTAACAACAGTATACGATCTCGTAGGCCAGCCCGTCCCGTATTCATTCACGGAGACGATCTCCTCCTCATTCACCTCAGTCAAACAGGTGGTGAAGTAGGCGTAGTCAACGCTGTGTCGCCCAGAAAGCGGCGAGTACACATGCGCGTTAACGATTGAGTTGCCAATATTTGCAGCCCAATCGATGAGCCATGACCACGGCGTCAGTTCCCACACGAGTGAAGGATCATCCACCAAGCCAAGTTGACGTAGAGTATCTTCCGCCTTCTCGACAAACCCATTGCTACGACTATTCGGCTTTACGAGGCTCGAATAGCGTGCACTGAATCTGTAGTCTTCTCTCACGAGAGACTTTGTGGTTGTGGTGAGGTTCCAAGGGTGAGCCAAATCTGGCGACCCACTTATGGTCCTCCAAGTCTCACCGGTGGCCCCAGCGATGGGGTTATCCGATAAGACACGATCCGTAGCTGCCCCAACAGTGGCAGTGGAAGGACCGTCCCACGCACGCTTCCTGCGGTTGCTCTCGGCATAGACCATCCGGTCAAGTCCGATAAACACCCGTATCATGTTAGCGTACTCCGCAATGAGAGGCTGCCAGCCGAACTGAATGTTCAGATACTCCGACCCTGCATACCGCAGGGACCGGGTTTTACTCTGATAATCAAACAGCGCGCGCCGGTAGTTCTTGAGAATGCTAGGTACATCCCCCCGCATCAGCTCTACAGCTGTAGTGAGGAGGTGTGCTGTCGCACGCTCAGGAGCGGTTGCAGCGAAGAACGAGTTTGCCGTGGCTTGTCTATTTGTCGCAGTCGTCAGACTAGCGATATGATTCACGAATGGATAGCTTGCGCTTCCACCGGGTTCATTTGACACACCAGGATTCCCGTTCAATCTGCTGCTAGTGAGCAGCGCATCAATCTCCGTCCCAGCGAACCGGGACGTTGACAGATCGCGCGTTTTGCCCACCGAGCGGACCTGTATCGGATACCTCAAGGCTGTTACCTTGCTGAAAAGGTGTCCGTTATCCGTTTGTGATACTCTGTTCGTGGATTGTGCCCCTGTGCCAGCTTCGGCAGGAAAGGCAGCGCGCTGGACCTCCTCGTAGAACCGCTTGCGGTCGGCGAGGGTGTCCGCCAGACTTCCCTTTGTTTTGGGTTGTCTGATTCCGTACAGACTTGTCTGTGACGGTGCGACGTCTGATGTGGATGGCACACCAGTTCTCCACGAATACACGTACTCAACATATTGCTGGACCGTTACAGTCCATGACTTGGACGTGATCGGGCCGTCGGTAGTTGACCGACGACGCGTAGTCCCAGTCAGCACGAGAGGTTCTTGACCCCTCATGCGCGTTGTGTACGGCACGTCTTGATCTCCAATCTGTGATTCGACGAGGGCCCCGGGAGG